AGTTGAGCGAGCATTACCAACGCCAAACTGAGCCTCAATCTGAGCAGCGGTTAAACCACGATCGTTAGTGCGAAGCGCCTTAAGAACGCGATCTTCCTTTGTCATTACCTTAGTCATATTTCACCTTTTCTTTAGTTAACATATTGCTAGGAAGGATATTCTTTCTAGCCTGCTAGCATTTACGCTAACATAACACTATATTAGCACCGTTACAGTAACTTGTCAACTGGTTTTTTTAACTTTTTTTGTTTAAATTTGAAATCTGGACAAGTTGTTCTAATAGAGCTTCCATATGACTAAAAAGAGTATCGTTATTATTTGAATAATGAACTGTAGCTCTTTTTTGAATATGATTACACATGTCCATAAATTTAAAAAGTCTATCGTTCTCGGTCGCAATAGACATGCTGTTATAGTTTACACCAAGGTCACTTGGAAAGGTTTGGTTAAAGAATGTTTCTTTTTTTAGGGTAAATGTTTCTGATTCTTTTTTATCAAATTGGCTAAAAGTCACAGTAATGTTTGGATCAAACGAATAACTGAAGGAACCAAACTGACCAAAGGCAGGTTTGGTCTGCTCTTTGGCCCTTTGTTCAGTTTCTATTTTCTTGCGTCTTTCCTCAATAGGGAAAGAAACAATGTTATCATCATTATCGTTATTCATGCTAGATAATCCTTCCAACTTGGGTGTTTCATATCAAAAGGTAGCTTTTTACGAATGTTGGCCAATTCGTAATAGCTAGGCTTATATGGCTCACGCCGCGGCCTAATTAGACTACTGCCCTTCTTTAGATTACATGGAGGACAGGCTGCTACAATGTTTTCCCATGTTGTTTTACCGCCTAAGCTGATAGGCATAACATGGTCCATTGTAACTGTGCCTGAAGTTACCGAAACACCGCAGTATTGGCACTCGAAATGATCACGCAGAGTAACATTGTACTTGCTGAAGCGTGGATACTTCTTTGCTTTCACATAGTCCTTCACCATCATTACAGCAGGCACACGAGTTTCCCAGCTCGGGCTTCGTACAACCCAATCATCATACCATTCGAGAACATGCACACGATCAAGCCAGATGTACTTGATAGCTTCCTGCCAGCCTACCGCACTCAGCGGGAGAATACTGATTGGTGATGCATCTTTATTTAATAACAGCGTATCCATAACTTTATAACATTTCTATATAACTATTAATATCGTTTCCGTTTAGTCTGAACCAAGCAGCATCATTTTCATTGTAAAATGTTACTATACTCTTACCTAAATAATAAGGCCATTCCATGATTTTGTCAAGAGCTATGACAGCTTTATTATTAGGTAAATCAGAAACTTTGTATTTGTAATGATCGTACTTTTTTGATAGTAGAGCATTACCAAAAGAGGTTAGCCTTATACCAACAGGCTCGCCCCCAATTAGGCGGTAGTTTGCAAAAATAAGTCGGTGAATTTCGTCTTTGGTGAACTCGGGCTCATGGCCCAATTTTTTAGACGTGTATAAGATTATATCTTTTTCAAGTTCGCTAACTAGTTTAGCGTGAATACTTTCAATCGATATCTGCCTCATTTACAACCTCGCCTTGCGTGAGTTTTACTACCCTAAACCCATCGGTGGAGAAAATCTTATTCAGGCGTTCAGCAAGGTTAAATGCGTGACCGGGATTACTAAAGGAGACTTTCTTGTACTTTGGACCTGGATAGCTCACTAATGTATTTAGTGTGCGTAGATTTATAGGGGCATCCTTAAAGAATACACTATAGATAGCGTCGGCACTAAGTACCTGCTCTGCATGGTATGTGTTCTTATTGATTGCTTCTAGCAAAATCTCTGGTTTTGGTCTACTCATATGTGTCTCCTGTACACATATATTTATCAAAACCAGCTATAAAAACACCTTTTAATTTTTAAGGTCTATGCTTAGTTTAGCGTTTACTAGATCGTCATAGTCCTGAAATGTAAGGTATAATGTCTGATCTTCGTACCAATTTGGTCTTGTATAGTCCATGCAAGCATGTGGTATAAAATGATATCCCCAGTCTTTTGCACAAAGTTTGTCTAGTTTTTGCCAGACTATCTGGGGTAAAGCAAAAACAGAAGTACGCCACTGATAGCGATAGATTTTGTTATATCGTTCTGAGTTACTCTTTAAATCCACCGCCATCTACATTTACCTGCTGTCTTACTGGCTCATTCTTAGTTACAGTTACTTTTTGCGAGGGTATTGTATACAAAATACCTAACAGATAATCAATATCTAAAGTGATGCTTTTAGATCTTGATTTTTGTAGCTTTTCTAAGCGCCAAATTAATTTTTCAAGTTCTGTCATTGTTACGCTTTTCTTTATTAAGCCTTTTTAGTTGCTGTCTCATTTCCAGCTCAGACTTATACGGACCTTCATAGCCGTAGCGTAATAGTGTGGTTAGCTTTGGTCCGTGTGATTGTTTCCAACCTTTACCAAAGTTGATACAGTAATATCCTGCTGCATAGTATACATCGCTGCCTTCAATTTTAGTATAAAGGGGAATGTCATCTCGATAATCTGGATGACTTTCATCTACTGCGAACGGTGTTTCGTAGTCAACTTCATAGCCTTTGATATAATATGAATCGGGCTTGATAGCAGCCGAAGTAATCTGCTTTTTAAAGAGAGTAGAATTACCAAAGTATTCCTCTACTTCGTGATCGTTCTTAAAGTTTACAAGATCCTTACCGGTAATATATGTGAATCGCTCTTGTGCATTCTTATTTAGAATGCCAAGTTTTTGATTACCCTGATGCACTAGCCATGCAACATCTGAGATCTGCTGTAGCATTGTTTTTGATGTAATGTCGTTCATAGTGTGTTTCCTTGTGTAATATATTTATATCAGTCAAATTTGGGAGGCGATTCGTATCCCTCAACCCTATCAGACTGATCGTCGCCTATAGTAAAGCTACAATTGAGTACATTCTTGTAGATAAAACTGCGCCAACCGTTTGCGTTTAAATCCCAAACACTTAAACTTTCTTCGCTGCGCTTTCTTGGCTCAGCACCTTCTGCTAAAGGCTTTGGCAAGTGTTCAACCGGGATGAGCTTTTCATCTAGAGTACACAGCATCTTTCTTTCTTCGCCGTTTTTCTTTAAGAAAGTAACGGTACCTGGACCTGCCCTCAACATATCCTTAATCCATACACGAGCCTTTTCGTTTTCAAATGGATGTACCTGATTATTTTCTGTCTCGAATCGTTGTTCTTCTTTAGTCATTGTGTTTATTTCATCCAGTATAATTAAATCGGCTTGTTTGCCAACAATTTTGTCAGTTACTTCTTCTCGTTCTGAGCTTATCCATGGCGGTAGTTTTGATCCTGGCGCTGCAAATGGTCTGCGATAAACTATATCACCGTTGCGTTCAAATATCCAAGCATAGTCGGGTTTGCCGTTAGCTAATATCCAAAATGCTTTTTCAGCTTCAGTAAACATTATTCTCTTTTAGAATAGAAATATAATAATCCTGTCCCTTATAAATGTTGTCTTGGAAATTATCTGCTGCATTGTCATCGGCTCGATCACTAACATATTTGTAGCAGATAAATTCTACATTCGCATCCCGGCAGGCCTTAGCAATGGCATAGGCTTCCATATCAACTAGGTCTGCACCTTGAGCATCAGCAGGATCTGTAACAAAGTTATCACCGGTACTTACGTGAAGGCCATCTATGCTACATGTAATTGGGGCACAGGCATCAACAGCATCTTGACCCACAATACAACCGGACACTTTAAGATCTCGCTGGCTAAACTTAGTACACTTGAAGATGCCACCATGGTCAACCGTGATACCGCCTGCTGTGCCAAAGTTAAATACACGCTTAGGCTTATAACGCTCGATTAGTGTAGCTGCAACAATAGCAGCATTGACTTTACCCACACCCGTGTAGAACACACCTGGTTTGTCAACAAGCTCAGGTGCTTCGCCTTTGAGTGCAATTAGTACTAGATCATTCATTATGCATCAACCATAGTTACATTTTTAATTCCAGCGTTTAGAATATCACCAAAATCATTTGCGCTGTCACTGAGTCGTTGTAGGTCCCACTTAGCGCAAAACTTCATAAAGTAAATGCCAACATTGCTGACCTGCGGTTTATTAACTGCGTCTCGCACAATAGTTCTACATGCATCCTTAATATCGTCTGGCTGTGCAGTAAGATCGATTAGTGTGCGATTGCGCTCATAGTCATCGCGAACACGATGCTCTACTTCTTCGTGATCAGTCCAACGCTGTAACATGAAATTATTGTAGTTAAATCCGCCTCGCTCTCGATCCTCAAATGCTTCTGTAATACCAGTCTTGTTCTTACTGCCCTTTAGTCGGGCACCAGGAAAGGCACTGAACACATTGTCAGTAGGGTCACCTCGAACACACTTCTCAAACAGCACAAATGCAGGATCGCCTACATCCTTAGGCTTACCTGTTTTCTTGTCTATAACAGTCTTACCAGTCTTAGCGTTAATAACGCCATCAATTGATACGATTTCTTCTGTTGTGCCGTTGTATTGCTTTACATTGTCTGCTAGCAACTGATAAAAGTCGCTGTCTGTGCTAACAATAATATGCTCATCATTGGGATGAGTTTGTATCCAGGTAGCAATAAGGTCATCGGCTTCTGCTGTAGGGCAACGAATAACACTACAGTTTGTGCGTTCATCAAAGAATTTAATCATATTGTCGTATGCTTCAAAGAAGAGTTCGTCGTCTTCAATCTCACGCGGTGTACGCTTGTTAGCAGTAACTTTGCGATTAGCCTTGTAAGGTGGATAAAAATCTTTGCGCCAGCTACGACCTTCTAAACAGAACACAACATGACTACCATTAAAGTCTCGCCATGCTTTCTTAACGCTGTTAAACATGATATGCATAGCCATGCCTACACGCATATCAATGTCCTTGCCACCACCTACATGCTTGGCTCGCATAAACATATTCAAACTGTCTACGAGAATATAAGTTGCCATATTAGATTCCTATTATGCTAGAATTACAATATAAGTATACTAGATTTTTTAAAGTTTGTCAAGTGTTTCTTTAATATATTTTTGAGCTTTGGATAAATCTAAACTAGGATTACAAGAAGGAATCTTTCCAAATTTTTGAAAGTATAAGCCTAATAATTTAACTTCGGTAGTTTTACAATGACTAGGATGCATAGGCAGATACGCTTGATAAACCATATCTATTTTATCCTTACCGAAGTGTTCTTTAAATGCAGTACCGCAACCGTATGGACTTAATCTATCGTTGCGTACTGTACCTTTAAAATCAGTGCGCCGCCCCAACATACAGTTCCTAGTAGTTGCTCTGCTTTCGCCTATATAGATTACATTTGGGTCTAGGTAGTTGGCAGTCCCCATGGGCTTATTTTCAAAAAGACCATACACATAGCATCCTGGTTGCGCCTTATCAAATCCCCAATCCTTTGACCAAGATTCATCAATATGGTGCCATGCTGTAAAATTAGTTAGGTCGGGATCAGCTATAGTAACTTCATGTACACTAAAGGCATTTTTACCTGAAACTTCTGCACATTTAAAAAGACTATAAGCTAGCATTTCAATATGAGAACAATCTTTAAAAATGTTATATAGCTGTTCTTCAGTTAGGCCGTGGTTACCTGACCCTGCCCGAATGTTACGGGCAAGATTTCTAGCGGTATTGTTCATGATGAAAAGTCTTTGAGAATATCATCTAAGCCGCTACCAGCCGGTGCAGATGCCTTAACTTTTTGAAAGTCTCGCTCTAGATCTATCTTCAAAAACTTGCGATAGTTCTTTAGAATGAAGTCAACTTCACTAGGCTGCATCTCTGCAATCTTAGAGTCAATGACAGGCTGTACAGCCTGCATTAACTGTATCAATTTACTTTTGGCTGTTATTTCGACGTTCGACATCGGGTCTTGCACTTGCTGATCTATCTGATTGCTCCAAACCATAGTCCTGATCTGCAACTTCGTTTGCTAAAATAGTCCTACAAACACCGTTGAACCATTTGTTAACAATGTCCTCATCACTGCGACCTTCGTAACCATTTTCCTGTAGCATCTTAACAAACTCGTCGTTCCAATCAAGTTCAATATAGCCTGCCTGTGCGTTAACAGGATTGATGCCCATCTTTAGGACATTAATATATGGTTCTTTTCTAATGTCAGCAATTTTCTTATCATATGCTGTTTGACTTATTTCTTCACGCTTTAATTTCAAATCAAGTTTTGCAATATCTGCGTCTTCGTTTGTTTCAGCATTGATTTCAGCAAGTTTATCTTCTAAGTCGTTGCCGTCATAGTAGTACTCGGCTTCAGCAATAGCTCGTGTCTTTCCTGCAAGTCCCCAACTGGCTGGTAGCCAACTGAACGGGATTAATTTTTTCTTTTTCATAATATCTCTCTTACTTCAAAAACATCTGTAGTGTATATCTAGTATTTGTTCCTGTAACAGGATTTGTTTTGTGGGTAGCACCTTCAACTATTGAATCAAAATAAGCATAAACACCGCAATTAACTTTTGGTACAACTGCTACTTCGGCATCGTTATCTAACCAAACAAATTCTCCGCCCTCAGTATCATCGCTTAGAAAAACAGTCAGCGAAGCCTTGCATGTATCTGTATGTAACGGAATACTGCAATTAGCTGGCATCTTTTGTACTGCAAACTGAGCAAACTTTAACCGCTCGTCTCGACAGAATGGAAGGTTTTGATTTGATGCTAGTGCTAATATTAATGCTATTCTGTCGCCGTCGGTAACAGTTTCTGAAAATGCTTTTGGTAGGGTGTGATTGGCTGTTGAAATTTTTGGCCACACTTCATAACTACTGTTGTCGGTATTCTTTATCCGGCAAAACCTGCTTTGAAGCATGTACAAAATTCTATCATTGAAAACATTTTCTACGTAGGTAAACATTATTTTCCTATGGCATTTCCGTAAATATGTACATGAACACGACTTGTGTAATTATATCCGCGCTGAATGGCTTCGTCAGCAATCATTGCTTCTGTTACTTTGAGGCCTTCCAAAGTGCCACCAACACCCATAATATAAACAGGAAAATTACAACCAGCTTGCCTAAAGCGATCCACATTTTCTTCTACTTCCTTCCAACTGTCTGCGCTGCCATTAACAACGAATTTTAGTTGTCCTCTGTCTGATAGTTTAGCATAGCTACCTACTACATCTGGGCAAATTGCTCTCTTAGCCTTCTCTCCGGCAGTACTCCATAGCTTAGGACTGATACTCCAAAACCATTCTGTTGTACCATTTTCGTCAGGCACAATGCCACCAAACTCGCTGCTAAACAAGAACTTTTCAGTAAGCCATTTTTCAAACTCTGCTGTTAGTGGTTGTGTACCATTAGTTTCAACTGTAACATTGCGCGGCGCATTACCCCTCTTAGCAAATTCGTTGATGATGGAGATCATACCTTCCTGTGACTTTTTAAGCATAGGCTCACCACCAGTGAACACCATGTGTGTCCATTGCTTGCTTTTAGGATGTTGAAAACTACCACCCGGCAGTAGTGCAGTTAAATTATCAACTGCTTCTTCAACTGTTTTGTCAGTCATTAAGTGTCTGAAACGCTTGCTCCATGTATAGCTACTGTCGCAACCCTTTTCAAACACAGGTAGATCTTCAACACGATTAATACCGCTGATATCAACTGTTTCGTAAGGCAGTTCGTAGGTCTTTGGATCGGTTGGATCCTTTTGTCCAAATCCATTACATTGGAGATTGCACATAAAGAATCGCATCCAAAGGCTAGGGATACCTACATATGCACCTTCGCCCTGTGCGCTATAGAATATTTCACTGTACTTGAGGTTTGACATATTTCAGTAACCTTTCGAGATCAGGACTCATTTTAAAGTTTGTATAATCAATTTCTCTATCATGTTTCTTGTGCATCTTAGTGAGGGCGTTAAATACAATAGAGTGTACCTCTGAATTTTCAAAGCCACGCTCCCCCTTTTCCAGCTCTTCAAGACAATCCACAATAATCAGTTCTAAACCATATCTAAACAAGTCGTCAATGGTTTCGCAATCATGGAGAATTGATTTAGCATAGGATATAATTAGAAAATAGATCCTATCGGTGATAGCAGTTGCTTGAACATCTAAATCAACATCAGTTGAATTGGGGTCATCAGCAAAGTCTAATTCTAGTTTATCTTTTTTACTAGGCTTTGCTAAATCAATAAAAGCATCTATGCACTCAAAAATTTCATCTACTGTTATAGGATATCGTTGGGTTACCCATGTAATATCCTTGTACTCAGCAATAGCATCACAAACATCGATGATTTGTACACCTGTTCTGTCTAATACTAAAATGTTTCGAGGTCCTCGGTTTGAAATGGTCATCTATATTTTCCTAGAAGCTTTGGCCCTGTGCTTTGAAATTCTAACCCGCTCATTGAGCCAATATAGATTTTGTATCGTTCGTTGAATTGCAGATTAACTCGTACTGTGTTTAATGCTACAGTTAGATACTTTCCTTCTACAAAAGTAATTACATCTGCTTCAACGGTATTACCATTGTCGATGCACTCAACAACCGCTGTGCGATCAAACGAGCTGTACATTTACTTACAGCCTTTGTTTACAATGTTCATAAACTCTGCACGAACCGCAGGGTCACTCTTAAAGCAACCTCCTAGTTTACTTGTAACTGTGCTAGAGCCAACATCTTCAACTCCTCTGCTCTTAACGCAATAGTGCTGTGCGTCAATAACTACTGCTACATTCTCTGTTTCTAGAATGTAGCTTAGTGCATGATAAACCTGTTCAGTTAGGCGCTCTTGAATCTGGGGACGCTTGCTAAAATATTCAACAATGCGATTGATCTTTGAAAGACCTAGAACCTTCTGCTTGGGAATATAACCCACTGTTGCAAGTCCGTCGATAATAACGAAGTGATGTTCGCAGTTGCTCTGTACATTAACATTGCGTTCTACAACCATTTCATCATACTTCATCTTGTTGTCTACTGTTGTGCATTTTGGAAATGCATCGTAGTCTAGGCCCCAAAAGATTTCGTTGACATACATCTTGGCCACACGCTTAGGTGTATCCATTAAGCTATCGTCGTTAAGATCGAGACCCATGGTCTTCATAATTTCGGTAAAGTGACGCTCGATAATTTCAATCTTATCTTTGCGGTCAACACCGTTATCTACTGTAGGGGTTTCAACACCCATCTTGACTAGGTGTTCGTGAACGCGACTGCCTAAATCAGGGTCGCACTTAGTTTTATTGAATGACATATACTTCTCCTTCCTTACACGGATATAATTTAAGTTTGCTACCTTTGTGTAGCATAATTATTTATCGAACTGCTTTTACAAGCTCTAGATTTCTTGTTTTTATCTTCGTTTCCACCAGTCTTCCCAGGGGAACACAAACCATTGGTCTTCTATGCTTCTAGATATTTCTCTGCCAGCATAGTCTATCTTAACCTTTGATTCAATGTTCTCAATAGCCACAGCAACATAAAAGTCAACAAACTCTTCTGCTCGAATAACTTCAATCATCTCTGAAAGAGTTTTGCCTGAGTCGCAAATATCATCAACTAGGAACACAACATGCCCCCAGTATTTGTTTAGGATAGCCGTTAAAGATTGAATGTCCCTGTCCTCACCATCTCTGGTTTGCCATACTACAGGCACAAACGGAACGTCAAAATAGTTACTTAGTTTAATGCCAAAGTCAGCACCTCCTCGCATAGGCGCAATGATTACTTCGGGTCTTGCTCCGTCTTTGGCAACTTGACGAATAACTTCATTGTAGTAGTCATTCATTTGTTGGTGTGTTAGATATTCATATTTGGGCATAGTTTAATAATAGCTTATCTTTGGTCTAAAGTCAATTACTTTTTGCGTTTCTTTTCCCATGCTACTGCATGAGCAACGATATCTTCTAAACCGTAAATTGGTTCCCAACCAAGTACTTCCTTCGCTTTTGAAATGTCAGCCCAAGTCTTTGCGGGATCACCCTGTCTTGCATTTTCTAAAAACACGCTAATAGTTTTACCGGTTTCTTTTTCTACTGCGTTGATAACTTCCCTAACTGAATAGGGCTTACCTGCGCCCAAGTTAAATGCAGTACTTTCGTTACCATCATCTAGATAGTTCATTGCATTAATATGTGCTCTAGCAATATCGTAAACATGTGTATAATCGCGTTCTGCTGTGCCATCCTTAGTTGGATAGTCGGTACCAAATACAGGCACAGTTTCGTCTGCCAACGCTCGCTGCACTACAATCGGAACTAGGTGGCCTGGGGGATCCTGTGTGTATCCACACTGGCTGTCCGGATCTGCACCTGCTGCATTAAAGTATCTCAATGATACAAACTTCATGTTACTGTATGCTTGCTCGTAGTCCTCAAGGATCATTTCAATCATTGTCTTACTGCGAGCATATGGGCTAATAGGCAACATTGGATCTGTTTCTTTATTTGGATTGCCGTTAGTGCCACCATAGATTGAGCTTGAACTGCTGAAGATAAAGCTCTTTACACCTGCTGCTACAGCATGATTAAGCAGATTAATGGTATTAGCAACATTATTAGTGTAGTATCCTGCAGGGTCAATAAAACTTTCAGTTACCTGATGAGTTGCAGCAAGATGAATAATAGTGTCGGGTTTAGTTAGTTGTAGAATGCCCTTGAGTTGATGGTTGTCAATATCAAATGGATACTGATGTACCCCTGGTATTTCGCATTTCTTTCTATCAACATTAATAACATTATGCCCTGCTTGAACTAGTAGCCTACAAGTAAGGTTACCGATAAAGCCACTGCCTCCGGTTACTAATACTGTCTTCGGTTCTCGTTCAATGTTTTTCATGATATGTGTTTCCTAATTGTTTCGTATAAAATCTTGCCGCTGAAGAAATCTTGTTGTAATATGTCTACTTGTGCTGCTATTTGTTCCAGTCTAGCATCATACGAATCTATGTGTTGCGTGATCATCTGACATAGTTGTGAACGATTCGCCTCATATGCAGCATATGATTCAGTCCATTCACTGGGATATTTAAATGTGTCAAGAGCCATTTCACTATAGCTAAGACGATCTGGTACAAGTGGTATCGCACCACCTGCTGCACCTTCATACCAACTGATGCCTAATGTTTCTTGTAGATTAGCACTAAATACCATCTTAGCCTCTCCTAAAAGGTCATGATATTCTTGCTTGGTTAGATTTCGCTCTTGGCATACAACAAATTCGTACTGCGGTAGATGCTTGGCTAAATCCTTAAAAATATCTAGCTGTTTTTCAGGCGCGACACGATGCGGGAACAATATTAGATTGCGCTTATTTTTATTTTTGTAGCCATACATCATGTGCTCTAGATATTCCATAGGCCAGCCGCATCGAACTATCTTGCCTTCTTGACCATATCTATGACGAACAGACTCTGGATCTATTCCTAGCAAGTTTAGACTAAACAAATCAATATGAAAATCAGTGGCAAAGTAGTTATGATCGATTGCATAAAAAAGCGCCTTTTCGGTATGCCTTACCCAAGGAGCATTACCTATAAGCCGACCTAAGAAGTCTGCAGGGTCGTAACTGCCAGCATGCCACATACCGCCAATCATAATCTTAATACCTAACAATTCTGCCATGTACTTTAGTTGCAGGATTGTTGGGTTCCATGCATCAGTATAAAGGAAATAGTCACCGTCTTTGATTTTACCAGCAGCAAACATTTGCGAAATAGTTTTTAGCTGTTCGCTTTTCCAATAGTTAGTGCCACTAAAATTTAAAAATGCGCCCGGTGTTGTATCCTGAGGAGCATCACTTGGACCTTCAATAACTTCAACAGGAAGTCCTGCCATCATCATTTGTGATGGCAGGAACTGCTTCCATTGTTTAGTATATCTAGTCTCTACCGGTTCTAGTTCAACGATATAAACTGTCATGTGTTATTTTCTATTACCAAAAAGTTGTAGCAAGTTTAAGAACAGGTTAATAAAGTCTAGATAAAGAGTTAATGCACCTGTAACTTCTGCATTACCTCTGTTATCAAACATAATCATTTCTCTGATCTTCTGTGTATCATAGGCTGTCAAACCTAAGAAAATAATTACAGCAAGAGCACTGATTACCATTTGCATTAGTGTACTACCAATAAAGATATTGATAATACTTGCAATAATAATACCGATTAGACCTACAAACATAAATGACCCAATGCTGGTTAGATCCTTTTTAGTTGTATAGCCGTATAGTGTCATTGCTAGGAACAAACATGCTGCTCCTAAAAATGCCTGTACAATACTTAGTGCAGTATATACAGCAAAGATAGTAGCAAAGCTCAGACCCATTAGTGCAGCAAAACCATGCAGCATTAGTTGTGCGGTCTGTTTTGATGCTGTGGGCATCTTAAACGAAATAAAGAATACTGCGACCAGCGGCGCAAAGATCACGATCCACTTGGTAATACCTGTAAAGAAGAAATTGAGTAATTCAGGACTATTACCAACAAAATAGCTCACTAGCATTGAAGTAACCACAGCTAGAAACATATTTTGATAAACACGAGTCATTGCTGCGTTTACTTTAATTGCATCAGCTCTTACTGATTCTCTATAAAACATTTTAATCTCCTATTCCCAACTAAACGGGCCCTTCTTTTTCACACCAAAGTTCTTATAAGTTAAAATCTTTTCTAAATCATTTCTATCCTTTAGTGATAAAAATTCATTTGCAAAGTGAAGTTCAACTTCGTTCTGTAGTGCTAAATTTAGTATCTTATTAGCAATTATAGCATCGTCCGGTAAGGAATGCAAGCTAAAAAGTACAATAGCGTCAGGCTTTTGAAAAATATAATCTTGTAAAATGGGTAACCATGGTAAGAATTCATTTTCAAATTGTACACCAGTGTGATTAATTTTGTGTTTAGCACAGTACGAATCAACAGTACCTCGCTGTATATACATAGGTATGTTAGAATCAAATTCTGTATTGTTGCTGGTATATGCAACTACAACCTTACCTGTATAATCTAGCGGTGTATCCTGTGCGTAATCCCCAGGTAGTCTAAAGAAACCACCCGGCTGTCTTCGCCAATATTCTTCACCTTCGATTAGTATATGCCAGTCAATACTCATTCTCGTATAGCCTGTTTCATTATTAACATTGCCATGAATGTGTTCCTGATGAAACAGATGTGCTTGCCCGGGTATTATTTCTACCGGCTTAGAATATTTTACGCATTCTTCTTCAAATTTAGAAAGAGGCCATTGTTCAGCTATAACAGTTTTCGTAATGCGTTGACTATTATCAGTATCCATAATCCACATACTGTTAGTACCTTCGCACTTGGTGAGAGCCATCCAGATGGTCCGCTGGCCTCTTCCATTTGAATAGAAGATGCCCTGATGAAAGGGTAATCTTCTAGCTTTTTTTGCTTGATTAGGAAGTACTACATTTAGTGTAGCATTTCTTTTTATTAGATACTTCTTGTTACTGATTAGATTTTTTGCATATTCTTCAGCGAAAGAATCAAACCTCTGCATGAATTCTTTTCGGCCAAATGCTGCCTGAACATATGCTTGTATTTTCACAAGCTCAGGAACATCAACGACCTCATGAATTGTTTCCAAACTTTTTACATCTGGGCGGATCTCATTGATGATATCTAGCACCCATTTGTTCCATGGATACTTCTCTAGATTGTAATCTAGGGTTTTATTTTCCCATGCAGAGGTTGTATCTAAATCAAACATGATTATAGCGAGTTCTTCTTGTCCTGAATCTCAGCACGACGAGCCTTAGTTAACTTACCTAGTTCGCCTAGCGCCTTACGAGCACGAGCAGCCGCAGCCTTTACGCCCTTAACTTCAAACGCTTCTGATTCCTTAAGGTATTCATCGAATACTGCCTTAATCTTTAGATGTGTCTCGGTCATATGTTTCTCCTATTATCTAAAATATGTTGGACCGTCTACTTGCCAATCATCTGATGGCTTTGGAAAGTCAATTTCGCAACCGTTTTCATTATCTTCGGCTACGCTGATTTTTAGCCAACGATTAGGGAATCTGCCCCTAATTGTTTTAGCTAAATCTTCTGCGATCATCTCGCAACTCTTATGATTCAATTCAAGTACGCCTTCGCTGTACTGACGTTCCATCCAACGCTTGAACTGAATAAATTCAATGTCTCGATCATCGTGAAATACTTCGATCCAGACTTTGAAATGGAAAATGTGCCTGTGTGGCACACCTAGAAAACTTACATCGTCCCAGCCGCCTGTGGCTAACTTAGGATCAGTATCGGCACCCGGATACATATGGATGCCTTCTTTTTGAAATGTAACCCAAATAGTTTTCATTCTTTGTCCTTAGTCTCTTTTTCTCTTGTACGCCTTAACAGTTCTTCGTGGATTTCGTAATCGTAGTATTTGCCTGTTTCTTTTCTTAGGCGATTGCGTTCAGAAATGTATTTGTTTGATTCAATGATAAACCAAGTTAGAATAGAAAAGAAAATAAATGCGGCTGTGCCTACTATTATGTTAATAATAAGTTCAATCATTTCTTATACTCCTTTTCTATCTGTTCTAATTCTTCTGGAAACTTAGCGCCGCACTTTCTAACAAATTTGATAAATTTGAGAAATACTTCTTGCAGATCCTGCTCAGTTTCTAGACTTTCAACCTCTATAGTTGTACTAACAATAACTCCATCATCATCACATTCTAATTTTATATTCATATATTTTATAGTATTGCACTTTGGATAAAGGTCAAGTAATTACTTCATCCTTAGTGTATTTAGACCAATCCGTAAATTGTTCTCTGTTTTGTAGGCTGTGTAAGCTGTGACACCAAACACCCGGATTAGATTCTTTAAATCCTTTGTCGTCAATCTTAACTGTAGCATTATAATTGTATAATCTAATATAGGGTAGCTTAACACTAATCATGGGGATGAAGTTATCATATTCATTCCAGCCATTATCGTGGAACCACGGATGATTAGCATATTTGCTGTCAAAATCTAATGTAACCCAAATACCATCTTTTAGTAGTCCGGTAACTAACTTATCCCAATTCTCCCATTCTTTCTCATTGGGCGCAAAACTTTGATTAGCACCTAGATAGATATGTGGACATTTATTGTTTAACGCACGAGCTAAAATTTCTTCCTTGGGCTGTAGTCCTACAACAAACAGAGTTCTCTGTCCATATGCAGGTGTATGCTCTACTTCAGTTCCAATAAAGAACTTAGTGTCATCGGTATGACCGTCTCTATTCTTCACCAAAGCCTCCCATCATTGCAGGATCAAGCATTTCTTCTTCTCTGCTAACAGTCTCGTCGTGTACTGCGGTTGACGCTTCTTCAAAGAAACTTGTATCGAGATGTGTTTCAGTAGCATAGCTACCAAAGCTAATTTCTTCTAGGAACTTGCTGTACTTGTCAATAAGTTCGTATGGGTTAGGACATGCTGGATCTAGCACTTCTTGTACAAAGCTATCAAAGTACACAACACTATAAGGAATATAAGGACTAAACTCATTTGTTCCTTTATTTGTTTTATCGTTGATCCAATCACTGTAATGCACGTTTGCGCGATACTTTTCCATATCGGCTAGTCGATTAGCTTCTTGAACAGCAGTAATATGATTGTACACGCTATGAGCCATATAGTAAAGGTAGCTCTGTGTGTCCCAACTTGTACTATCCTTAGTTTTTGCTTTGTCATTGCGATCCAAATCACCTTCTTCCATGCAACAGATATCACCTGCTACAAGACGTTCCATAATTGGACCATTGAATGGCATTGGTAATGTACTGCCCTTTAGCTTTTGATTATCAAATGCACGATTCATAAAATAGCCAAATCGTTTAGGCGAGAAGTAGTTATAGCTGTAGCATTGTCCGTATGCTGTATTCACAAACGGGCTAGCAGCATCGAAGCTGATAGTGATGTTAGGACTGTCATGCTTGCGTAGCATACGTTGGATACTGGTTAGGTAACAAGCCCAGTTTAACTTACCTGTACCAAGGAAGTGAATCCAACCTTTACCTTCAAGTAATCCATCTTCACGTAGTTTTAGAATACGCTTAAGGGCAATGGGCATGTTACGCATGTTAATACCTGCGAACGCATAGCCTTCTAGGGTGCGGTCTGCATCGCCATAATTAGCAGCAACAAATTTTGGATCGCTAAAATGCTTTACGCTTTCATACCAATCATCTGCACTCTTTTGATCAGTACCTGAAAGAACATTAAGAAACTTAGTTTTACCAGGTACACGATTGCGTACAAAATAATCTAGATTCAGCATACTAATATCAATAGTATCTTGAATCTTTGTAAGACCAGTCTTCTTATTATATGGGGGGACAGCGGCAAAGCCTGGAATATCCAACGTCATTGCCCAATCAGATGTATGTTCGAGCCAACGTAGAATCTTCTCACAAAGTGCAATACGACTTGGGTCGTTTGGATCCTTTGCGTTAGACCAATCTAGTTTAAGCACACCACTTGCTACTTGGAAACCGCCTGAGTCGCCTAGGATAGTTGTGGCATTTCGATCGCGCAACTGGACCATAGGCTCTTCAGCGTCACTACGAGCAGGATCTAAATGAGCATGTCCTGCTGAATATAGTCCGTATGGGTAGTGATAATAGCTGTGCTCAGGATTAAGAAAATCTAATCCTGCATTGCCTAATTCGAACCCAGGGGGCGTTCTCCAGTCAGTAGGATTGGCTAAAGTCTTTTGTAATTGCTTTGTATAAAAACTACTGATAGCAGGCAAATATACTGCATAATCACTTTGACGCTTACCTAAATCTTTCATATTAACCCTTTGCTGGTAGTAGGTATGTGTATTCGCCGAGGCCGCTGTCTACCTTGATCTGTAGCAAACCTTTGTTGTTGATGCTTAGTACAATGTTTGCACTATCACCCAAGCGCAAGATCTTTAGCACGATGTCCAACGGCCAACGGAACTCGTGGGTGATATCGCCATCAACACCTTCTGCAATAAGAATCTTTGTGCGGTCACTTACACCATCACCGATGTGAAAGTAGAGTTTGCCATCCTTGGTCTTTGGAGCAAAGTTAGCTTCATATGCACCAAGTACGCTGTTGAAGTAACCGAGATCCTTTAGGTTCTTTGCTGTTGGAATGATGTTAACATCAAACTCTGCACCCTTAAACTTGATTTCCTTTAACTGTTGGTTAACAACATCAGCGAGCATAAAGCGATAGTGTGCGTCAGTACCGTCAGCAGCAACAAACTCAACTTCAACGGGAATATCTTCACCGTTGCGGTTCTGCGTTGTTACCTGAACAGTTGCATCTTCATCGTCAAACCCCGGATATTGCAAGTAGCCCTGCAACACGCCCATACGGCTCAGGCCTATAGTTGCATCAACAAAGTCAGGAACAGGATTTACTGTCTTGCCCTTAAAGATAACAGTCTTCTCTCCGTCAACTGTTTCAACAGATGTTTCTTCCATTGTACCTGAGATCTTTACCATTTCAAAAATACCCAAACTATGGGTATGCTTTAGCACATCCTTAAGGGTGTCTTTAATATAATTATTCTTAGCCATGTTTATTCGCGCTCCATTGATGATGCTTCTTTAATTAGTTCTACAAGCTCTTCAATTGAATTACAGGTAATTTTTGCTGTAGCCCAATCATCCTTTTTATTCTGTCCGCCAATTTCAAGCATGAAGCCATTGTCGTACATGTTAACACTAAAGTTGTCATTTACTTTTGCAAGTTTGTCTGCAATCTTAGTTACTTTTGCCATTATGATTCTCCTAGATTTTGTTTAGTATACATTAATATTTAGATCTGTCAAGTGAAATCATACACTTTTCTTTGACTAAAATTCAAAAAACTCACCAAATGCCTCACTCTCTTTGGTTCTATCCAAATCCCATCCCATTTGTCCTAGCACATTTTGTATCTTTTTGTCTAGTACAGCAGTCTCCATTTCCACTTCATCAAACGGTAGTTCTTTAAACCATTGAGGAAGATTGGTCTCATCAGTGGGATATGCAATACTCTTATATCCCATTGGGTTACTTTTTAGTCTGCAAACAATTACTTTAGCACCATCCATAATAGTTGTACTGTATGCGTCACTGTGTGCTTGTTTTAGCTGATTCCAATTGATACTTGCTCTAACATGACCTGGTATAGTACCATCTTCAATTTCTTCTGCAATTTCTCTTAGCCGCTGTAGACGAATGTTCTTTTCGTTTGCTTGTTTCTTTTCAATCTTTTTAGTATACTGTGTGAGATTATTCACACGCTTGGGCATACCCTTCTTCCAGGGCTCAATACTTTGGAAATCCTTTTTGAACTGTTTGATATATTCAATGACTTCTTTTTCGCCCTTGCCACTAAGGGCATCAAACAATATCTTTTCTAGAAAGTCTTGTACAAATTCAGGTGTATCACTACGCTTGATTTCCATGCCCATAACCTTGAGCTTGCCACCATCAGGTTGATAACCTT